CTATTGCTTTAATACGCTTTCAAGATCGTTTATTTCTTTACGCCATTGCTCCCGTTGCTTGATAACATCCGCATATTCGTCGACTGTGGCTGCACCCTCTGCTATTTTTATAACCACATAGTCGGTATCAGAAAGTCGTTGCTTAAGTTCTGCAATGCTAGTGGATATCTTTTGTTCTTCTGGAATCACAATGTAGCGCAAGATTGTTTCATAATCTTCATCGGCGTAGGCGAATTTTGTTATATTGTCTATCGGAGAAGCAGCGGGGCTAATGATGGTTTCTTCTGCAACGTATCCGATTGTCAAATCAACATCATTTTTTGTCAATTCAATGTTTTGCTCGTTAAGTATCCTCATTGATGCACCTCCTTATTTCCATCGGCCCATAACTTGCCATGCTACACCGTATTCGTGGTAAGAACCACTAGTGGGTTTAATCGCTCTAAGAGATGGTGTGGTCGTAGTCGTTCCGCTAGATGCACCTGTTAAAATAGTCATACCGTCATAGATTACATAATCATATGTAGCAGATGGAGGATTCAAAAATGTGAATGGATACGCTATTCCATTACAAAGAGAAAAGTAAAGACCGCCACTCCAAAGGTTCCAAGCATTTGGAAAATTCATAGTGTGCACACCCCAACATTCGGCCGCCCCACTATTCCACTTTCTATATCGCCAGTTGCCAGACGTACCTTGTGATACAACATAATCCGCATATTCATCTGCGCATACATGCCTGCGCCAGCTTGACCAGGCACCATCCGCATAATAACGATGATATGTTGAGCCAATGCGGTTATACGGAATCGCAGTTTGTGAGCGTGCTGCATCCGTGCTTTTTTCACTGTCAAAAACAGTTTGGATATACATGTAATACCCTGTACCAATCGGCGTGTTTACATTCGTTACAATCAGCGATTCTGTTGTCGTGTCTGGGTCAAGATTCCCGGCAACGGCCAGCCCATTATGTATGCTTGTATCAAATTGGTCGTACATATCAAACGCACATTCAAAAGCACCGTCTTTTTCTGCTACTTTCCCAAATGCAATTCCTGTTCCTTGGTTTTTGAGTGAAATTAGCTTTGTGATCGATGGCCCAATATGTATAGATTCATTAGCGCTAAACGCATCTGTTACCGTCAAAACCACGTCATAGCTTGATGCCGTATCAGCGGCGAACGTGTACATTCCATCGGTAACGGAATATTGCCCGGCGTAATTGCTCAATGTTGCGGCTGTATACGCTGTTTCGGATGCTTTTTTGTGCTTCACCGTGTATGAAACTGTGTTGTTATTGTTTAATGGCGAAACGGCGCTATTGAAAACCACCGTCAAATAAGCGCCGCTACCGTTTGCGTTCCCCGCCGAATCGCTGCGAAAAACAGATATATCACTGATCTTTGGCGTTTCATACGGCAAAACGGTAATGCTCTTTGATGCCGTGCCGGTTCTTCCCCGTGAATCAATAACGCTAGAAACGATGGACAATGTTCCGCTGTTCTTTATCTCGTCCGTTGTGAAAGATGCGCCGGAATAAGAACTTCCATTTGCTGTTGTTGAATAGCCGCTAATGGTAGAGCCTTGACTGCCTACACCATTCAAAGAAACGGCTATTTTGGATTTGCTTTGCACATACCCGCCATATATAGCGCTATACCCCGTTGGGTCAGAAACGGAAATGGCAACACTTGGTATAACGCTCGCTGGAACAGTGACAGTAACCGTGTAATGTTTTTCCCCTATATAATTACTACCGTTGTATGTATCACACGAAAGCGTTACAACGCCACTTGTTGCATTCGGTATATTAGTGGCGAATGTTTCTGGAACCGTCCAAGTATAGCTTGTGTCAACCCCGGATGCTATTTCAATCCACCCAGAGCCAGCCCATTGATAAAACAGTTTGTGCCTAAATCCGCTTGATGCTTTGCTAATGGTAAAGGTGATGTTTCCACCAATAGAAACAGATGATGCATCCAAAGACATAGAGCTAGTTCTCGGGATAGTCGTAAGGGTTTGGCTATAACTCTGTTCGCTAGATGTTACCCTTTGATGGTTTATCCAGGCAGAGCAAGTCAGTGTTTTTGTACCGTCTGCATTATGCGGGATGTTCAGTGTTTTGGTGAACAGCACAATTCCGCTGTTTGTGATCTTTTGGGAAGATGCAACACTAGCGTTATATGTTGTGCTATTTATTTTGCAATATACAGTACCGCTACCGTATGTGGTGTATCCAGTGTTTGTCCTGTAAAATCGCACACTCACAGTAACGCTGGATGTATTCCCGGATATGCTTTGTGAATTTTGCGCTATGCTGATTGTATATTTGATATATTGGTTGTCTGTTGACATTGCGCCGCTTGTTGCCATTATTGCCCACCTCCTACATATTCAAGATTCACATTTCCCGCCTGGTCTTGGTCAATCAAATATCCAAACAGTTTGAAACCTTTCGTTACCTCAATTTCCGGCGTATACACTTTCCCGTTTGCTATCCACATAACCTCATTGCCGTTGACCGTCATACTGTATCGGTCATTGTCAATAATCACCTTGTACGGGCTATCGACTTGCCCGATTGTCATACCGTTTACATCAAAAGTGAAATGCTTTGTGATTGTGTTTAGCTGTTCTTGCAAATCGCCGTTCATAGATTCAAGACGTTCGCTCGTTTCTGTGAATTTAAGCGTTAACTGGTTTGATAAAAAAGCAAGCTGTGCTTCGGTTGTTTCTCGGAAAGAATCAAAATCCCCGGTTTCTGTATACGATGTAAGGGCCTGCAAAATGATTTCTTGGCATGTTTGCGTTAGCGCTGTATTTTGCTCTGAGATTGTTTCGTGTATTTCCGTTGATGTGTTGTCAACCTCTTGCTTTGTGGCGTATGTTTCGCTTACGGATTGCGTTATTTCATTCGCCTTTACGGTTATAGCGCTGTCGGTTTCCGTTTTGGTGTAATAGCCGCCCAACGTTTGGCTTACTTCTTCCTTGGTAGCTGCAAGGGCAATGGCTTCCGAATTTTGCGTAATGCTGGTTTCTGCCGTTGTTACACGAATGGCAAGAGCGTCAACATCGGCTTGCGCTGCGCTGGCCGCTGCCTGTGCTGCGTCTGCGTCTGCTTGCGCCGCATCCGCTGCCGCTTTTGCTGTGTTGGCCGCTGTCTGTGCCGTGGCGGCATTCGCCTTGGCTGTGTCCGCTGTGGCCTGTGCCGCCGCTGCGTTTGCTTTGGCCGTGTCTGCGGCTTGCTGGGCCGCCGTAACTGCTGCCTGTGCCGCTTCAACCTCATCCTCTGTAGCATCCACCCGCCCGGTAACTTCTATAAGATTCTGTTTTGCCGTGGCAAGGTCTGCCGCCGCCGCTGCCGCTTTTGCGTCTGCATCGTCTGCCGCTGTTTGGGCCGCACTTGCTGCCGCCGCCGCATTGTCTGCCGTGGCCTGCGCTGTGGCGGCGTTTGTTTTGGCTGTGTTTGCCGTATTCTGTGCCGCCGTTGCTGTGGCCGCCGCCTCGTCTGCTTTTGCTTGCGCCGCTGATGCATCCCCCTTGGCTTCATCCGCTGCCTTTTGAGCAAGGGCCGCTTTGCTGGCCGCATCATTGGCCGCCGTTTGTGCCGTGGCCGCATCATTGGCCGCTGTATTGGCCTTTGTCTGCGCCGCTGCCGCCGTGTTGGCCGCTGCCGTAGCGTCTGCCTGGGCCGCATCTGCGGCCGCCTGTGCGGCTGTTACTGCTGCTTGTGCTTTGGCAATATCATCCTCCGTGGCATCTACTCGGCCTTGCACGGTTGCAAGATCAGCTTGAGCCGTGGCAAGGTCTGTTTTTGCTTTGTCTGCCACGCTTTGCGCCGTAGCCGCTGCCGTTTTTGCCGCATCCGCTTCACTTTGGGCAGTGCTTGCCGCCGCCGCTGCATTGTTCGCTTTGGTTTGTGCGGCGGTTGCGTCTGCCGTTGCCTGTTCCGCTTCTGCCTTGGCCGCTGCCGCCGTAGTATTGGCCGCTGCCGCCTGTTCTGCCGCATCATTTACCGTTTCATCTATGGTTGTAATCTGTTGGGCATGGCTTGCAATCGTTCCGGCGTTCTGTGTAATTTGCGTTTGTAGGCTCGTTTGTGCTTCCGTCAACTCGGTTTTCCGGGCATAATCTGCGCTCATGGTATTTGACAGCGTTGTAAGATCATCGGCAAAAGCATCAATATCATCTTGTGCTTGTTCTGCATCCGCTTTGGCCGCCGCCGCTGTGGTTGCCGCTGTTTCGGCCTGTGCCTTTGCTGTGGCCGCTGTGCTTTGCGCTGTGGCCGCATTTGTTACGGCGGTATTTGCCGTCGTTTGCGCTTCGCTCGCCGCAGTCTTTGCTTCCGTGGCCGCCGAGTGTGCCTTGGTTGCCGCTGTCTGTGCTTCCGTAGCCTTTGTATCCGCTGTGATCGCTGCCTGCTGTGCTTGTTCTGCCGCCGCTTGTGCGTTCGCAACGGACGTTCCAAGCCCTGCAACGTCATCTTTCACAATATCCACAGCGGCCTGTGCATTATTGGCCGCCGTTTGCGCCGCCGCTGCTGATTGTGTAGCGGTATTGGCCGCTGTTTGTGCTGAATCTGCGGCAGATTGAGCGGCAAGCGCATCCGCTGCCGCTGTGTCAGCTTTGGTTTGCGCTTCATCCGCTATGGATTTTGCGTTGTTTGCAATCGTCAAGGCCCTAGCAGCGGAAACGGAATTTTTGGCAAACTGTTCCGCAAGATCATAGACTTTTTGAGAAATGCCGCTTCCTTTAATGAGGTATTCCCCTAACGTGGCCTTTTGCGTTTGGCCTGCTATGGATATTTCAAGTTTCAGAATCCTTGTGGATAAGTACAGTTCCCCCGCATTGTCAATGATGTTTACACGGTCGCCAATTCTTACGTTATCGGGCAGTTTGGACAACTCAACTTCGTAATTTACTTCCATTTCGCATACCTTTTTCAATTCAGACAATGCACGGTTACAAAGTTCTGATTTGCTGGTTGTATCGTAAGAATATGTTTTTACAATGTGTCCAACATCGGAAACTTGCCCCGGCTCTTTGGCCCAAATATAGCGGCTCCACTTTTTAAGCGCTTCCCGTGATTTTAGGTATGTACCGTCTACATAAAAATTTCCATCATCATATTGGTATCCGCTTAACGTGATGGGGTTTTCTTCGTTTTCGGGCGTACCGCCCGTACAAACCAAGGCAGTTGCTAGGTTCGCAATGGATTTTTTTGCAATGATGTTATCAATATCCTGGTTTAGCCGTAGCTGTGCGCCAATGTCCTTGCCACGCTTTTTGTAAATATTGATATACTTTTTTGTGATTTCCAACCCTTTAATATCGAAACTGTATGAAACCTCACAGTTATCAAATTGCGTAGCAACGCTTGCAATTCTTTCTGTGCCCGTAGCTTCGCTATCCCAGCTTAATTTGCGGGTAAGTCCTGCCGCTTCATTCGTTCCAATCACAAAGCCGGAATCATAGGCAAACATGTTGATGTAATGTGTGATAGGGTACGCCTTGTCAGCTTCATAGGCTCCGTACACCTCATTTAACAGATCAAGCCCCGCATCCTCTGCATACACATAGATTTCCTGGTTTTTGGTGTCAATCTCCGTGTCTATGATGGTATAAAACTCGTTTTCATTGTTATTGCTGCGCAAAATGTAGTTTCCTACCTCTGCACATAGATTGGCTTTCCCCCTTGTCTTTGCGTCATAAGGAATTTTACATTCAAAGACGGCCACGCCTGTTTCTATATCCTCTGTTTTCAAATCCTCTGTTATCGTCAAGCCCTTTGGAAGCTGCGTACTTGCCTGGCCAAGGATATTCATTTTCCTGTCTGCAAAATATACGATCATAGAAACACCTCCCTGTACCGCACCTTGAATGTGGGCCTATACGCATCTTCCACCCAATTTGAATAGGAAATACCGATTTGATTCAATCCAGGCGTTAAGAAAAAGCCCTCCCAATCATTCCCAAGCGCCCCAAGACTAGGTGTAAGCACACCATTTAACCGTATTTCACCGTTTTTACAATCCGCTTCCAGCACATCATTTGCGCTGAATTTGTTTGGTATGTCATTGAATGTCTCACAGTTATTTTTGACGAATTTTGCCCAGTGCAGGCCGTTGTATGCCAATGCCGCATAGGTTGAATACTGTTCAAACATGAATGTGCATTTTGTCACCTTTACATTGGCAATCGTAGAATCCGAAAATATCATGCTATACCCGCCGATATTGAAACGAACTGTGCCGCCGTTTTTTGTGATTGTCGATGTTTTAACAGCGGAACTGCTTGCGCCAAAATATTTGTTGTTGTATGAAAGATCAATGCCAACTTGATGTACTTTACTGTTATTTACAAACAGCATCAAACTAGCAGAATTGCCGGCCTGGTTCTTTGCGATTCTTACGCCTGCCACAACCGTTCCATCTGCTGCCGTTAGGTGCGCATGAAAACCGCCAAGCTGTGAAACGCTGTTGACGCACAATTTTTGATTGTAAGTCAATGTAAAATCGCTGGCCCCTACTTCCCCCGCTGCATCTGCGCCAATGGTTCTGGTAATAGACGGGCCATGATATTTCCCGTTTGCCGTGCCATAGCTGGTTGCGGCCAAATAATACGTTTCTGGAACGCTTGCAACATATTGGCTAACTGCTAGATTGCTGCATGCTCTTTCGCTCAAAATACCCGCCTGGCCGCTTGTGTCCGTCCTGTTTACCTTAAACCGAATGCCCGTTATGGATGATGTTGTATTGGAAAGCCCGGAAACCGTGAAGGATATGTTTGCCGTATGGCCGCTGTTGCCACGCCAATATTCGCTAGTGTTCTTCAATGTAACATCATGCCAAGCACCGCCCATATAGATAGAGCCTTTAAGGCCAAGCCCACGCCCAAAATATGAAGCGGTTGAACGTAAGGATGTCGTAATGGCAACATTGACTTTTACAGAACTGGCCGTGCGCCCCGATGTTTTTGCCGTGACCGTGTAATATATGGTTGGTGAACTGGCCGTGCTTGCCGCACGGTTAAGCAGTGTGCCGGATGTAGAAGCAGGGTTTGCCGGGACGGCATAAGATGCAATTTTCATTCCAACACTGCCGACTTGCTCAACCTCTGCCGGAATTGTGCCAGTGTTTACAGACCATAGCGCTTTGGCCGTTGTACCCCATGCTGTGCCGCTCTGGAACGTTTGATTTATTAGCGTTTGCGATCTTGCAAATGCTTCTGTTCCGTCAACCTCGTCCGGGTCACCAAGCTGAATGATATTTTCATCCTCGGTAAAAAATGCAACATATCCGCAATCGCCGTTCCCCGTTAGCATTCCCGCCGTTTCGCCATCGTCTGCCACGTCTTTTTCGCTGTAAAAATCCGTTTCCAGGATAGGAAACGATTTGTAAGTACCGTTGTAGTCAAGCAGAATGCTATTTTCATCAATCGCACAATCTGCTTCATACTCGATTACAGAGTATTTGAACGGGTCTGCACAAAATATTTCAATTTCGCCTGTTACAGCGTTTTTCCCTGGTTCAACCTCCCCAATCGTCATTGGTGTGCCGATAAAAAACTTGTCGGGTTCGTCATTAAAAATCAGCTCCGCATTTTCCACATTAAGTATTTGCCCAAGCTTGTTATACGCTTCTCTGAATGCTTCGTTTGTATCTGCTATAAGCTGATAAGTAACAACGATTGTCCGGGCCGGGTATCGCTTGCTGTTCAATACGGAGCCATCTCGAACGCCAGTTTCAAAATATGACAATTCCGGGGATAGCGATTCACGGCCAGAAACATTCAATGTCCTATATCCATTGATTTGATTTTCGATGTATTCCCCGTTTATTTTCAAAGATTCGGAGGGCAGCAAAGGCCCTCCGAATGATTGATTTGTGTCTGTGAAATCGTACATATTGCCCTCCTAGAACTTACCGTGCTTGCGCCTGTCTCTTGATTGCCGCTTGTTCAATTCTGCTTCCGTATATGGTGCCGTTGTCCGCGCTACCTCTTTGCCGTCGATCTCAACGGGCACAACAATGGTATATGCCGCATTCCGGGAATAGTTGTAATCTGCATCCAATGCCCCACCATAAGATAGTGCCAAATCGGGTGTTGAGACATTGGGCATTGAGATCATGTCCATGGCAATCTCACGAACTTTGCCAATCATGGAGGAAAGGCCGTTTACTAAACCTTGCCCCCAATATTCGCCAAGTTTCCCGGCCACTTTTGACGGGCTATGAATTTTTGCTTTTGCCCTAACCGCTTGATCTGCCGCCGCTGCTAATTGCGCCGCCGCTGAACGCACTTGCCCAAGACAAGACCGAAGACCGGATGCAAAGCCAACGCTAATATAGGCCCCTGCACTGTATGCGGCGTTGTATCCAGATTTAAGGGCAGCAATTACCCGCATAACATGTGACAAAGCAACGCTAGGCGCGGCCATAAGGCCGTTTTGCATGCCCTGGGTGAACCCATTGCCAACCTTTCCCCCAGCGCTCTTTGCTTTGCTGGCCGTGCTGTCAAAAGCGCTTATGAGCTTTTTCATAGCCGACTTGGCTTTGTTCCCAAGCGAATCAAGGCCGTTTTCCACATACTTGATAGATGTTTCCATGCTGTTCAAGGATTTTTCGGCGCTCTTTGCACTGGATGCAATGGTTACCATTTTTGACGTTACTTTTTTAAGTGCCGCCGCCATAACCAAAACGCCAGCAGCAGATGTGGCCATACCAAGACCAAAAGCGGTAATGCCAGCGCTAGCCGCAACTGAAGAAATGATTATGCTTGCCATGGTTGTCATGACGATCCACAAGGCCGCATTCAGCCCCGCCGATGTTGTCACAATGAATGTAAATGCAGCGCCAAGAGACAGCATTGTTGCCAGGATGATGGGCAGCATACCAACCATGCTGGAAAATTCTGCCGTTACAGCGGACAAGCTAACGCCCAATAGGATCATGCTCATAGAAAGCGACATTGTACCAGCCGCTGCCGCTGTCACTGCGGCCTCTACAAGCGCCATACCAGTGCCCGCTACAAGCAAGCCAGCGCCAAGCGCTATGGCCGCCGGGCCTGCTTTGCTTGCACCCGCTGCAAATACCGTCATACCTCTGCCAAGCTGCATAAATGCAACTGCGCCAGTAGCGCCATAAGACGATATAACGGGCAATACTGCGGATATAATTGTCAAACCGTTTGCCGCAATCGTGGAGTTTGTTGCTACTTTGGTTAGGCCTATACCAAGGAACAGGACCGATGCACTCGCCGCCTCCATCCCAATAGAAGCTGCCAACATCGCTGCACTCAATGCCATTGCCGCTGTTGCACCAATTGCCGCATAGGTAGCAAACGCCATCATGCTTGTCCCTAGAATTGTAAATGAAGCGGCCCCCTGTGCTGTAAACGCTGCAATGGATGGTAAAACGCTCGCGATTGTGGATAAACCATTCGCAGCCGTCGTTGAGCTATTGGCAAGCAACGTGACACCATTTGCAAGGGCCATAACCGTTGCAGATGCAAGCCCAATGCCAACCGCTGCAAGCAATAGGCCCGCAGCAAGAGCCATAGCCGCCGCTGCGCCCGTTGCTGCGCCTGCCGCAAACACAGTCATACTTGTGCCCAATGAAATGAAAGAAGCTGCACTTTGTGCGCTTGTGGCTGCTATTGTAGGCAATGTGGTTGCTATGGATGTTAAACCCGTTGCGGCAGTCGTTACACCAGCTGCAAGCATATTAACGCCAAGAGCGCAAACAAGCAGCCCCGCACCAAGCACAACGGATGCTGCGCCTGCTACCGCTGCACTTGCCGCAAATGCTGCCATCCCTGCGCCCATTGTTAAGAACGCAAAGGCAGATTGCAAGCCATAGGACATAATAATGGGCAGCATCGTGGCAATAACGGAAAGCCCCGTGGCCGCTACCATAGAACTTGTGGATAATACCAGCATGCCAGTATCAAGCAGCATAATAGCAACCGCCGCCACCATCAGGCCAGCGCCTAAAACAATCGCCGCTGCACCAGCAACACCAGCGCCAACGGAAAAAACGGTCATGCTTGCACCTAGCGCAATAAACGCCAAAGAGCCCGCAAGGGTATACGCTGCAATCGCCGGAATCACGGATGCGATCACAGAAAGTCCAGCCGCCGCTACCATTGCATTTACTGCAACCAGCGTCATGCCAGCGCCCAAGGCCGTTACCGCAGCGGATGCAAGCAAAACAGCAACCGCTAAAACCATCATTCCTGCACTCAATACAAGAGCGCCAGCGCCAGCTACCAAAGCCGTTGCGCCAAACGCAAGCATACCAGCACCCATAACAGCAAAGGATAAAGCGCTTTGCAACGCATAGGATGCAATCACGGGCAACAAAGACGCCATAATGGATAGGCCAGCACCCGCCATAATAGCGCCTGTTCCTACTAGCATCATGCCAGCTGCCAACAGAGAGATTACAACACTCGCAAGCAACATACTAACAACGGCAACTGCAAGACCGGCTCCCAATACTAGAGCAGCAGCACCCGCTACCGCTGCGCCAAGAGCAAAGGATATTAAACTAGTTCCTAGCGCTAAAATAGCGGTTGCACCTTGCAAACCATAGCTTGCGATGGTAGGCAGAACTGCCGCAATGATAGCCAGAGAAGCACCCGCTAAAACAGCACCAAGGCTAACTAAAACGATGGCCGCACCAAAAGCAATAAAACCAGCTGCCCCAGCAGTTAAGGCGGGGCCAAGTGCTGCTGCGCCGATTGCAAGGCCTACCACCGCTGCCAAAAGGCCAATCATAACAGCAATCGCACCGGGGCCAGCTGCTGTAAGATTGGTAGCTGCGCTTGATAATAGCCAGAAACCAGATGCCGCCAACAATACAGCGCCACCTAGCGCCATCATAGCAACAGAAATCGGCATCATTTGTGCAGATAGCGGCGCCAGCGTTTTAACCAGCGTTACAAGGCCAAAGCCTAGCCCTACAACCGCTGCAAGCAGACCACCCATAACAGCAATCGCAGACCAACCAGCCGCCGACAGAGCAATCGCAGAGGCCGCCAGAACGCCAAAGCCTATGCTTATCATCATCACCGCTGCGCCCATCATCATGAACGACTTGGCAGCCGTCGCTACTTGCGTTGCGCTTGCTGCGCTGGCCGTTCCCGCTGCCTTTTCCCCTGCCGCAATACCAAACAGCTTTCCTGCGATTGTTCCAATGCCTTTTTGCGCTAACATCGCAATGCCTTTGGCAAATTTCATCATTCCAGGCGCAACACTGTTTACAACCCGCATTGCTTTAAGACCAACCGTAAGCCCCATGAGGGATTTTGCCGCGAATGATATTGTTTTCGGGCCTAAACTCCCTATGAATCTAGCAACTGTCCCCACTGCCTTGGCGGCCCATTTCACAACACTCCCTATTGCTGTTGCGATTGAATCAAGCGCTCCCGCCGCCCCGGATTGCGACAAGCTTTCAAATGCCATCGTTACATCCATTAGGGCACTTTTCAGTGCGTTAAACGCGCCTGTTTCGCCTATTTTCTTCCAGAAACGTTTCAATGTTCCCCAGGTGTTTTTGACTGTTCTTTTGAACGAATCAAAATATGGCTGTGCACTCTTGATCCATCCCGTAACTTTGTCTGCAAGCGCGCTTCCGTCAATCGCTTCAAGCGCATTTTGAATGCCTCCAAGCGCACCTATGGCGCTCTCTGATAGCGCATCCCATGCCGGGCCAAGTTTTACAGAAACCGAATCTTTCAGGCCGTCTATGGCTTGTCCAACGGTCTTGTATTGCGTTGCCAGCTTGGTATAGCTGTCGCTCGTACCAACTTTTTGTATGGCATCAAAAAACTCATTCGTCTTTACGGTACCCTTTTGAACAGCGGAAACAAGTTCAGATGTTGACATTCCCATCTGTTTTGCAACGGATGCAATGCCCGCCGGGGTCTGTTCCAACATCAACTTAAAATCCTGCCATGCAACCGTGGGCTTTGCTGCCATTTGTGTTGCCTGCTGTGACAATGTTTTCATTGCCTGTTTCGGGTTTTCAGAGGCCGCCGCAAGGCCGCCAAATCCTTTTACCAGCTTATCTGTATTCTTTACGCCTACCGCTGCTAGTTGTGAATAAGTAGCACTCATGTCAGCGGCGCTGTATACGGTTTTTGCGGCAAAGTCTTGCAATTCTTTTTTGACGCTTTCAATCTCCTTTTCTCCTTTGCCTAGAATTTTCATATTTCCCGCAAAGGTTTTCCAGGAGGAATTTGCATCTGCAATATCGGAGATCAAGCCACTAACCCCGCTTGATAACATTCCAAACGCTTTTTGTCCTGCTCCGGTAATAAGGCCAAACGACAAACCACTTTTTAGTTTTTGACCTAGGGTATCCGTGGATTTTGTGGCATTTTTCATGGCAGAAGTAAAGCCTTTGTCATACGCTGATAAAACAGCTTTTACAGAATAGCTTTCTGCCATTTTTTCACTCTCCTTTCTTCAAAAATTTTCCGATACCAGAAAAGCGGCTTTTTTGTTTTTTTGGATTCTTCGCGTTTTCAATTGCCTTTTCGTAGTCAAAAAACCGTTCAAAACTCGTATATACTGGCCTTGTTTTGTTTTTGCCTGTTTTCTTTTCAGCTTTTACGGCAAAATTCAAATAGGCTTGTAGGTGGTTTCTGTAATCCTGGTCAACGTGTTTTAGGCGTACAGCTTCCATCAATAGCCTGTATTCCGGCAAGGTTAAACGGTCTACTTCCTCAAAACTCTTAAAATCCAAATATCTAAAACAATTTAAGGCCGCTTCTCGATATATTTCCTCAAATGTTACGCCTTGGCTTTCTCCTTCTCGTATGCCTCCTGCATCGTCGTTACGATTTTCTTGGTAGCATTCGCTTTCCCTAAAAAATCCAGCACTTCATTGAAAAGTGCATCAATGTCGGTTTCCTCATCGTCAATATAGGAATCAAGCAAAAACCTTGTTACTCTCGGTTTTTTGCCCTTGTTTGCAGTGTCCAGCACCTCAACCAGCGCCTCAACATCACCGTCAATAATGCTGGCAACCATGTATTGCAAGCCAATGTTTTTCTTTACGTCCGGTACACCGTCTACAGACGTTCCCACCCGTTTGTTGATCTCACGCATAAAGCCCATGCCGAAACTAAATTCATATACATTCCCGTCAATCGTTAATTCCATCATTGTTTAACCCTCCGAAAATTAGAATAAAAATAGAAAGAGGATGGAAAAACCATCCTCTTTTTGTTGTTACACCCCTGCTTTTGCCGCCGTATCGGTAAATACATAGTTGGCAATTTCCTGTTGTGCTGCGTCAACGGTTACATCACCACGAGCGCCAACGCCATTAATGCCAAACGTCAAGGACACTTCAACCATATCCTCTGCATTGGAGGAATATTCAATTTCCGTCAAATAGCCCTGGAAATACATGCCCTTAAATTTATCCTCGCCTGTGTCTGCGGGTTCTTCTAGGTTTGCTTCCCAAATCTCAATGATGCTGTCACTGTCCATAGCATCTTCCAGTTTCCCAATGAGCGTATCACCCTTGGCAAGAATAGAGGTGGCGCTAATCTCTACCTCGGCAGCGCCGGGCGTTCGGATAGCGCCATCTTTGGTAACTGTGGAATCACTATCCTTGGATTTCGTGCGGCTATTCTCTGTGGTAAACGCCAACGTAGTGCCAGCATTCGTGGCCGCATCACTCAAAAGGCGGTACAAATAAACAATTTTCTTGCCCTGTACCGCTTCTGCAAACAGCTGCAAATCAAACTTTTTCATGTTTCGTTTCTCCTTTAACTGAATCTAAATTCTACTTCAATGATTCCATGAAGCAGTGGCGTCTTGGTTGTGTTGTCTGGTAGTATCCTCTGGTTTACATCTCTAACAGACCACGCAAAATTCTTTGTATGATCTATCTTTCTGCATGCCGTCTTGATGTTCAGCAGCATTTTTGATACTGTACCTCTGTTTTTTGGCGTGTTGCTCCAAACATGTACTGTTACAATCACGTTCCCGAAAACAGCGGATTTGTTTGCATCGTCTATCTGCTGAAAATCGCCTATATACACAAAGGGATACGGCGTACCCTCCGGCGGCAAAAAGCCATCATATACGCTATATCCCAATGCTTCAAAGGCAAGTTTCAATGCAATAAACAATTCTTGCTGTGGGTCTATTGTGATCACCTCACTAGCTTTTGCATATCACGGTTGAATTTTTCTTTCTGTTCGTAATACGCTGGACGGATGAACGGTTGTGCGTCCATAAAACGGGTTCCAAGTTCCAGATAAGGGCTGTATTCCGTTTCCGGGCCTACCTCTGCCGAAAATCCGCCGTCTTTCACTTCTAGGCCAATGCTCCGCTTTGTTGCCCCTGTTGCATATCCTCTTGTAAAATCGGCGTTCTTTTGCATCTTTCGTTGCAATGCAGAGCCGTTGTTACGCACAACATGTTTCACATCATCTAAAGTTACCTTATCTTTCAACGCTTTTTGTAGCTTGTCAAGGCCCTCCACTTTAATGCTCGGCATTGTTCTGCACCTCGCTTACAATATAGGTTTGCTTGTTGCGTAGCAGCCTTGTAACGTCCACACGGTAGTATTTTTCACCAATGCGAATACGGTCGAATGGTTCGCTGTAATGATTCTGCAATCTGATTGTTACGCTGTCCTGCTTCAACTCGCCATATACAAGGTTAAGCGTTTCTGTACCTGTATTTGTAACAGATGCATAGCGCTTTGTTTCAACATGCGTATCCGGTGCATAATCTCCCGTTGTTTTGTCATATTCGCCTGGCGTTACCCGTTGAAAATAAATTGGGGTTTCAAATCTCATTACAAAAACCTCAACTTTCCCCTGCTCCCGCTCTCTTGCGCTTCAAGGAACGCCTGGATTTCATCAGAAAAGCCCGAAAAATCATTGTCAGTGAATTGCAGGCTTTCCCCCTCTACCGTATGGCTGGAAATTCCCTCGGAACCGATTCTGTTAAATCGGATTACGGCAACTTCCACAATGATGTATTCCATGCTTTCAGGCGGCGTAATGCCGCCCAACATCGCTTGCAGCCGTGCTGTGGCATAGGATAAAAGCAAATTCAAGCGCCCGTCTAAGGATGTGTCAGAGCTTTCAATGCCTAATAGCACTTTTAGGTTTTCAAGCATTTATGCCACCCCCTTATTTTTTGGCGGGTTTTCTGCCCCTCTTTGCAGGCTTCTTTTCTTCCTTGACAGGTTCTTCATCCTCTACAAGCTTAATCAAAGGAACGCCCTGTTTGTTTTCTCTGCCCGATAATTCTGCAATTCTCTCTTTGCCAACCTCCACACCACAGCGCGGGAATCTATCTCCCACGCTGTATGTGTGGTTGCCGTCTTGTAGGTCTGCAAAGGCTTTTATCACCTTATACATCGCTCATCACGCCTTTGCCGTCACCGTGGCCACGCCGCCTTTGACGGCCCTGTATGCTGCATCACATTCAACAACAACGATTTCTTTACCCGTAGCCGCGGTAATATCGCTAGTGCCGTCCCAAGAACTCCAAGTGCGCACGTTCTGCCCAACAGCCGGCAGAACGGCATTGTCCGCCACTTTATACTTATAGCTGTTGCCCGCCGTCAGCGCCGGGGATACCGTAACCTTCGTATCGCCGGAAGCCGTGCCGGCAACGCTGGTTACAGACAAATTATCCAGGCCGGAATCCGTGGCTCCGTTGATCGTGCCAACCACAATGCCGTCCAGTTTTTCCGCAAACAGGCCCACGCCGGAGGCGGCAACGGTCTCGGCCGAAAGGTTGTCATACGTTGCGCCGGTATGAATGCCGATCAAGCCGGTTGCATCGGCGGTCAGGTCAAACGCCTGCGCCATATCTGCGCTGGTTACGGGAATGTAATACAGTACAATGTTTTCCGCTGCCGTGGCATAGATTTTGCCTTTCGGAATGTCGGATGCAAGAATGGCTGTGCCCATGCCCAGGAAATTTTCAATGTAGGACATGCCAAAAGCAGTTTGGGTACTGATCTGCGCACTGCCAAGATAATCGGCAACATCAAGCGGGTTCATAAAATACACGGTTTCAATGCTGGTATCTTCAAACAATACTTGCATCTGTCCCCATACTTGTGCCATAGCAGCCTGCAATCCGACGCCCGTGGCAGTGCCCGTGCCCGTGCCAAGAAAAGTCACAAACTGACTGCGGATACCTTTCTGGATGTCTTTCAACATTCTATCGTTCGTGTCGTTTACGGCCTGTCCGTATCCCTTCTCGCTGATAGCTTCGGCGGTCGTTACCTTGCGCCATTTCTTCAACTCGGCCTCGCCAATCGGCGTGTAGGTGGTCTGGTATTTAGAAAGCGGGATAACCTCACCCTCTGCAACGGTACCGCTTTCCAATGTACCTGTCACTTTGTATACTTTCAGAGTTTCCCCGGCCTTTTTTTCGATTTTGCGGGTAACGCCCAGCATTCTCATTAAAGTGCCAATGTCAGTAGTAAAGCGTTCAGTGAAATCTACATCCCGCACTTTTGCAAGGTCTGCCGCTTTCACAGTCTTTTCATCAACCGCAAAAAGCTGTAAATCAAAATGTTTCATGTTTTCCCTCCTAGAAATTGAATAGTTCTTTGTTTTCAAGCATCTTTTGTTGTCTAAGTTCCGGGTCTTTAATGGCCATGATCTGTTCTTTTGTCATGGCAGCTGCGCCCCCAGAGCCTTTGCGTGGCGTTTCTCCTTTCAGCCTTTCTTTTACAGCAGCTTCCACCGCTTCTGTGAACATCTTTGTAAAACCATCAACGGCGGCTTTGGTTGTCTCTGCATCCTCTGTCACCATCACGGATAGAAGATCATCGGAAATAGTAATCCCGCTTTCCGAAAGCATTTTGCGGGCCGTTTTGCTCATTTCAGAAAGAGCGGAAATGCGTTTTAATTCATCCAGTTCTTTTTGTAGCTGGTCACGTTCATATTCCGCCTTCTGTGTGGCGTTCATGGTTGCTAACTTCTGCGCTTCGCCCACGGCCTTTTCCTGTTTTTTCTGCCATTCTGCAAATTTCTTGTTCAGAATGTCATCAACATCTTTATCCGTGTACTTTGCTTCCCCTTTGCTTTCCAGCTTTGCAACCGGGGCCGGGTCTTGTTTTACTTGTTCCGCTGCCGATTCTATGGTTGTCGGTTCAGCGCTTGCCGTGTCTGCTTCTGCAAAAAGCTGTAAAGTGAATCGCTTGTTCATGTGTTTTCCCTCCGAATTTTGAAACTTTCGCATGTTTTCCGTAGCTTTGAATGGTTCCACGCCTACCATTATCCGTACCTTTTTACGCCTTACACGCCTGGGCAATCCGCACGTTTGCGGGGTATTCGTCAGCGATCAGATTCACGCCAACAAAAAAGGAATCTATCAAAAGCTGGCCTTGCTTCGATAAATCCCCATGTTTTATATCAACCCTGCCGGGCGATAGGTCGTACTGTATGTTGTCCTTTGTCAAATCCTCGATTGACTGTATTAGTGTTTGAGCCAATGTGGATATGCCAGCGCACACAATGTCCTTTCCTGGTTCTGCGTACTTTGCATGGCCCGTGATCTTTATTCCGTCACTATGGCGGCGCACCTCAATCAATGTGAATCACCTCAAAATTGGCATGAAAAAAGCACCCTGCATCTGCAAAGTGCTTTATTTTTTGGCTCTATCTTTGAAAAAGTCTGCCCAATATGGGTTTTCTTCATCAAAGATTGCTTTTTGTTCGGCGTTCAATTCATGTGGATAGTCACGGAACATATTGAACACCTTTTGTTTGTCGAAAGAAAACAGCCATTCACCAACTTTTTCAGGATTGTTGACCCACCAAATGACATTGGACGGGTCATTCTTATAGAATTTATTTAATGCTTCCATGTTTACCCTTCCTTTGCTCTCCCTCTGCTGTGTTGATATATCCAAGCAATTCCATGAGATCATCAGAGTTTTTGAGGGTGTCTACCTCAAACATAAAATCTTCCACATCATACCCCTTGTTTTCGCCAAATCTTGTTTTTAGGGTGTACCGTGGGTTTCCGTCAAAGTTCGTCCATCCGCTTCTTGCTTCCGATTGTAATTCAAGATATTGCAATGCGCCCTCATCTGATTTTCTCACAATGGCGGCGTGTCTACCGCATACCAAATAATATTCCTTGCCAGTCTCAACGTTTTTCAACAATTTGTTCCCGGCAGTCACAGAAGAACGTGCTACTTCTACAAAGGTTTTAACGCCTGGTAGCGTGGATATTGTGCGCAAATTGGACTTTATTGAAAAGAAGCCACAGCTTTTGCCGCCCCGGAAATCCAGAACTTTCATTCCTCCTTGTTGCCCGATATACGCAAGCCCAACCGATGCGCAAGAGCCATCCGTCAAGTCGCCACCGGCCAGCGCCTTGATTATTTCACTGCTGGACGGCTGCTTTCCGTGCATTTCCACCTGCCTATAATCAACGCCTCTTGCATTTAGGGCGTCTAAAAGGCGCTGACATTCAGCACTAATGTTTCTCACTTTTATTGTAGCGCCGTTTTCAGATTTTTCAAGCACTTTGTTTTTCTTCTTCCACTCCGCTTTCCCGTGCGCGTTCCATCCCGCTGTGCTGCCGCCCTTATCCAGGTAATCCAGCCATGCTTCATATTCCTCTGAATCCTCATATGCGGCCACAGAGCAGCGGCAATGCGGATGCATAGGAGCGGCATTTTCCCCCGGCATCATCTTTGCAACCTTGAAATGCTTCCCATCCAGCCCCTGGCATACATCACAGCACCCACTATTTGCTATATACTCGTATTCCTCAAATCCGTTGCGAATGAAAGACTGCTTTTGGGCTTCTGTCTGCACACGGGCCAATTCCGTCCGCATCAGACGTTCAGCGTTTGCCGTGCTCACATTGAAATTCTTTTGCAGTTCCCTTGCCAGCACACGTGGATTTTTCCCCTGTATCAATCCGCTTTGCAATAGCTTTGAAAGGTCTGCTTTCATAGCGTCCTGGTACATCCAGATTCGATCTGAAAAAGTGGCATTGTGGAAAGAGGCGTTCGGAATCGCATTGGCTTTCTGTGCATTGTTTCGTACTGTCTTTCCCAAAATGCTAGCTTGCCGCTTTAATTCTTCCTCTGTCCGGTGTTTGAGTATGCCGCCCATGAACTTTTCCAATTCATCATGCCCTGCAATCAGCTCAAGCCCTATGTTTGCTTTGAGCAGTTCCAGGCGGTTGATGCGCATTGTAGCATTGTACAAGCGCATTTCCTCATTTGCCTTTTTGGAAAAGTTCTTTTCCGCTACATACCGGGCCGCCTTGCGCCCATATGCTTCTATATCAGCCTTTGAGACACGTTTTTTTGCTTCGGCTAGTGTTATCCCCTCTCTTGCCGCATATCGCCCGTAAAAGCCGTCTATTTCCTTTTGGATAGCATCAAGCTGGCTTTGGTATATGCGCTTGATCTCCTTGTCATATTCCGCTTCCTGCTTTATGTAATGCTTTAGTGCTTCATCCTCCCGCTTTCGCCAATAATCACGGCTGTTCATTCGTCAATTCCTCTGCTGTTTCCTCTGTTTCGGGTGCTTGTCGTTCCTCTGTTGTACCAAACGTCATGCGATCAACGGCAGTTTCAGCCGGGGCCGTGTTTTCTTCCTCAATCTTTTCTAGTTCGTCTTGTACATTATCCACAATAGACAGAACTTTAAGTTGCGTAGAATGGCTTGTAATGCCTTCCATCTGTGCGGCAATCTGTGATTCTTCCAAGAGATTGGCAGGGATATTGGGCGTGAATTGATAATGAAGCTGTACCCACGCATCAGCAGGCACCTTGCTGGCTGGATGGCCGAACAGCAGCTTGTAACGACGGTTCATGCCGCTGGTAAATTTGCGTTCCTTGGTCTTTTCCAGATTGCTCATGGCTTGCAGCTTGTATTTCAGCGCAATGCCGGAACTGGCCCCAAAGCTTTCATCCGATATGTTGGCAACCATGCTGATTTGAAAAATCAACCGTTCTAAGCGATTGAGTAAATTTTCCTGCGCCGTGTCGTTGTTTGGTTTGTCCATAAACTCAACAACCAGCTTTTCTGAATCCTCGCCTGGGAAATTTACAACACGATTATCACGAATGAATTTTATATCATCACTTTCTATCAATGCCCCCAGCACTTTCAAATAGGCGTCCGCAAAATAATCCGAATCGTTCGCCTTTTCAGAAATCGCCTTGTTATAGGCATTCACCATAGACAAAACAGGCTCAAATATGCCTTGGCGCTCTGCGTTCTCCACATATTCAGTAGCGGGAACACCATCAAAATAGTGTTGCTGCCAATCGTCATCAAGCCATTTCAGCCCGCCTGTAACTTTGAAATAGCGTACCCCATAAGCGTTAGAAATGCTTCCGTATTCGTTGTTTTCTCTGTCTATATAACGGCGTACAAAGAATAGCGGACGTTCCACAATCGAATCATCATAGATCATAAACGCTTCAACCGGGGAAAGATATGTAATACACAACTCCGCTTCTTCGTCCGTGTAATACATTTCAAAACCATGGCCATAAATACTACAAATCTTTGACAGTTCTGCATTGTTATCATCTTGATCATTGTATTGGTCTAGGTATTCCAAAAAATCAGAAATGGTCTCATCCTCTGCCACAATTTTGATAGGATTGCCAATAAAAAAACCGTTCATGGTATCCACGATATATTTCGGGAAATTGACCACAATACGGTTGTCTGGTTTATATGCTGGTTTTGCTGGTTGGTGCAAAATCTCATGATCGCTTTCATACGCTGCTTTCAGTTTCTTGTATCTGTTGATTACCTCTTTACTGTGTTTGTCTAGGTATTCCTGCAATAAAGGCAATGTCATTTCTGTTTCTTTTGGCAATAGAAACACTGTTATATACCTCCTGTTACCCCTCTGTTTAGCTTTGGCTTTGTGCGCCGCTCCTGTTCTATCGAATATCGCAACATGGCCATAGCATCATCTTGAAATGGAACTGGTTCATCCAGATATTCCCCTGTCTTTTCGTTCTTTTGCCATTTCCATTGCTGTATTTCCTTTAGTGACATACGCATAAAGATGACATCACCGCAAAAGAAAAGTGTCACCCACATAGAGTGACACTTTACCGGCTGAAAAGGAAATTATGCTGAAACGGCTTCATCGCTCTGCATTTCTTCCTTAACGGCAGCAATTCTCTTTTCCATTTTTGCGTTCTCACGCTTCTTTGCGGCAGTAAGCACCTCGCCAGACTTGTAGTAGGTGGTAGAGCCGTAATCCACCAGCTTTACCACGCCGATATAACGGTAATAAACATCAATCTGCTGTCGCATAACACCCTCAACAGCCCTCGGCTCATACACCATAATTTTATCCACCAGCATATTGAGAATTTCAGGCGTCAGTTCGGAAATGTCTCCGTAACGCTCCAAGAGGTCTGCAAACTGCTCTGCATCACTGCGGATTTCACGCACAGCGGCAGTTTCACTTTCCAGCTTTCCTTTTTCGGCAAGTATGCTTTCCTGTTCCTGCTGATATTTACTGAGCAGACGGACAAAGTTGGTTTCATTGATTTTCCCCGAAATATTGTCCTCATACAGCTTGTCCACAAGGCGATTGACCTCCTCCAAACGCTTGCAGACTCGCTTGTACTGTGCTTCTTTCGTGTTCAGAGCCTTTCCCTCGTTTTTTGCCTTGTTCTTTATAAGCAGGTCAATCAGCTTCGCCTTGTCCTTTTTAACGGCTGAAAACAATTCCTGTATATCGGCAAGCATTGCCGCCGTTAAGTCCTCCTCAAAAATTTTGTGCTGGGTGCATTTATGACTGCCGTAGGTGGCATAGGTTCCGCAGACATAAATCATATGGGAACTGTTGGAGCCGTATTTTCTTCGGCTCAGTGCCTTTCCGCAGTCAGCGCATTTAAGAAGCCCGGAAAAGATATTCAAATCGTCCTTCAGCGTTTCCTTGTATTCTCTGCGCTTAACGGCAACCAGCTCGTTTGCTCTTTCCCAAGTCTCTCTTGATACAATAGGCTCGTGGGTGTTTTCTACCGTAATCCAGTCGGCTTCATCTGTCTTGAAGTGCTTTTTTGTCTTGAAAACCGTATCGGATTTACAGAGAACACAGTCGCCGCAGTAAACACGGTTTCGAATCAAAAGACGAAGCGTATCGGGTCTCCAGATATATTTGGATTCTTCATCGGGAAACATATGGGATTTATCCTCAATGCCCCTGATGTGCATATACCAGGACGGCACCGGCACTTTGGTTTCCCTCAGATAATCACGGATACGGTGATTGCCCCAACCCTTCAACACAAGGTCGTAAATCTTGACCACCACCGGTGCGGTTTCCGGGTCAGGAATGAGATGATTGTGATCGTCCGGATCTTTCAGATACCCAAACGGCGCAGTTTTGGAATGATACTTTCCGTCTTTCGCTCTGGAACGGAAGGCGGCTTTTATCTTCCTTGAAGTATCACGGCTGTAAAACTCGTTGATTACATTTTTCAGTGCTGCATAGTCGGTGCTGTGACTGTTCAGGGTATCAATTCCGTCGTTTAATGCGATAAAACGCACCTTTTTGGACGGAAAATACAATTCCTGATACTGCCCGACAACAATATGGTCACGACCGAAACGGCTTAAATCCTTAACAACGACCACACCGATTTTACCGGTCGCAACATCATCAATCATTCGCTGAAAGTCCGGTCTGTCAAAATTCAAACCCGAATACCCGTCATCCACATAAATCTCATAGGGTATCAGTCCGTTCTCCTGTGCATAGCGCACGAGCATGGATTTTTGCGTTTCAATGGACAGGCTCTCACCCTGTCTTTCATCGTCTTTGGAAAGCCTGCAATAAAGGGCTGTCTTCTTAAGCTGCTGTGTCATCTTCTTTTCCTCCTGAAATCATCTTTATACTGTCATTGTAGTGCTGTTTTTTACGGTTTGCGAATGTGCCGTCTGATGACTTCGCTGTGCTTTTACTCTGAAAAAGCCAGCCGTAAACCTCCGCTGCAAGCTCCTCAAGCGGCTTTTCACCAACGGGAATTCGCTGAATATCTATTATTGGTCTGTTGCTGTTTCTGTTCATCTTAAAACCTCCTTTACAATAATCAGCCGTTATCGGCTGTCTCTGTTTCTCTGTCTTTTCAGGTAAAGCGCATAGTGTTCCAATGCCTTTACGATATAATCTTCCATCTGCTTGTAGGTGGTGTTCGGCTTGAAATACTGCCGTACTCTGTCGGTCGGTATCTTCAAAACCTCCACCTGATTGCCCTTGACCTCGGTCATAATCTCGAATATCTTATCCATTGTCAGCAATCCGTCATTACTCAGTTTTCGCATTCTGACCGACTGAGAAAGAGAGGGGGTGCAGTCCTCGCTTTCTATGGTTTCGATTAAGTTCCTTTGTTCTTGGGGCAGTAAATGGGAAAGCTCCACAGCAGGAGTCAGGGCAATGCGCCCCTCGTCCACCAAGTCAAGCAATGGCTTTTCCAAAAAGGTCAGTCGGATATATCTCTGTACCTGTGTTTTACTGTCTGAAGAAGAATCGGCAAGCGCCTGAATGGAGGTTAACTTCTGACCAAGTTGGTCAGAAGCCCGTCCCTGATGTTTCATTGCCTCCAGCTTCATCTTGTAGGCAAATCCTTTTTCGGAGGGTAACAGCCCCTCACGATGAAGATTGGAATCCACCATAAAGATGACTGCTTCATCTCTGGAAAGCACACGGATAATGGCAGGGACTTTGTCGATCCCTGCCATTTTGCAAGCATAAATTCTTCTGTGACCCGACAGGATTTCATATTCCTTGCCTTTCGGGCGTACCACTATCGGTATCAGCACACCGCTTTCCTTTATGCTGTCAATCAGCATTTCCATATCGGAATTATCCTGTATCTTGAACGGATAATTCTCAAAGGGTACGCAGTCAGCGACCCTGATTTCTGTAACATTCATTTATCTTTCCCATCCTTTCGATTTGCGTTTTCTCGCTTCTTTTTCCTGCTGTGCCATCTGCTGAAGTACTTCCGGCGGTATTTTTGAAATCACCTTTTCAAGCTCCTTCTGCTTTTGGTTCAGCTCATAAATTTTTCGGTTTGCCTGTTTGAGTTCCAGTTCCTGCTCGTAATTGATACTGCGGTAATTGGAATTGCTGTCACGCTCGCTGAACAGTTCACGCTCCAGATAGGCGATGTGCTTGTCCGTGCTTTGAAGCTGCACCTTGAGCTGAGCCATCTCCGGCGCATACCTGCCGAGAAGGGCAATAGCTGCATCTTTTTTCTTTGCGTTGTTCACAAGCCCGATGTCATTGATTGCACCGCATATCTCTCCGTAATGGTCATAAAGCTCGCCGGCTACCTTGAACATAAAGGGCGGGATGTGCTTTCTGTGGGATACCTTTGCCGGTGTGCCTCTTGTGATGTCGGGATATTTTTCGTGCATATATTCGTAGAATTTGTCCTGCCAGCCCACAAGACCTTTCGGTCCTCCGATAATATCCTTGGAGGACAGTCTGCCTTTTTCCGTTATCGGAACAAAGCAAAGGTGCATATGGGGAGTCGCCTCGTCCAAATGCACAACCGCCGAGATGATGTTCTCTTTTTTGAAGTTGTTCTCAAAGAAACGGTAGGCATAATCAAAATATTCTCTCTGTTCCTCAACGGATTTTCCTTTCAGCCAGTCAGGAGTTCCGCCCACGAAACAGTCCTGCATAACTACGCTGTCCTTTCTTCGCTTGGCTCCGACTTCTTCAATCCTGTCCAGTACTGCCTTGCGGTATTTTGCCGTAGGCTCGACAATGTGATAGTTCAGGTGCGTCCTCGAAGGGTCAATATCGGGATTGCTTTTATACTCGGCTTTCAGTCGTTCGTGATGATTGCATATCCTGCCGACAGCGCCGAGCTTGCGTTTTTCTATGCGCATAATCGCGTAATTTGCCATAGGCATTTTTCTCCTTTATCGTTTCATTTTCAAGGAAGTAATAATTCAGAATGTATCGTTGAACTATCTTCCTCTGTATCATTTTGCGGAGAACGGGAGAGACGGTTGATACACAGCAAAGCACCTCTTACCGCCTTTCGGTCTTGTTTTCTCGCCGTCCTTTGCGGCTTGTAAACAATCCCTCAATGCTGTTGTCCGTGATATTTTGCTCGCCATATCCGGCGGCTCGCAAAAATCACTGCCAACCGAACGAAAACCGTGGGTTTTCCGTTCCCGGTGCATTGCAGTGTAACCCACTACACCTTGCAAGCAAGGTGGTGGGCAAGGCGTTCCCCCTTGACTCCCTTAAAAGGGCAAATCCTCACAGCTTTTCGTGTCTTTATCCGTCACGAAATCCTGTTCGTCCTTGCCCTCCGGCAACAACCAAAACCACTGCACGCCCTGTTTCACAGAGCGTATGCCCAGCAGTGCTTTTGCTTTTTTTGCCGTACTCTCGCTGACCCCCGCCTCTTTCAGATGACGCATCACTTCGCTCTGCGGCTTTGGCTGGGTGCCAGCGAGTAAAGCGGACAGCATTTCTTTTGCTTTCTGCATTTGCTCATCGGGTCTGCCGACTCCCGCAAATACATTCCCCAAAACTTCATCTGCTGTCCTTGCGGTTTCCTCCAGCCAGTGAATACCGCCCTCGTCAACCGAAAAGAGAATGGCATTTCCTGTCGGGGCAAGGTTGCTTTTGACCTGCGCCAGTATTCGCTCATCGGGACGTTCCTTATCGGTTCTCCCGACGAGCAGAACGCTTCTTGCCGCACCCACAATATCCACCGAACCTACGCCACGGTTCAGTGCTTTCTGCCCGATTGCCTTGTTCATATGATGAACGATGACAATCGCACAGCCCTGTTCCTTTGCGATGTCAATCAGCGGTCGAAACTGTCTGCGGACTTCATTGGCGGAATTGATCGATGTTGACTCCCCGATATATGCGGATAAGGGGTCAAGGACAATGAGCTTTGCTTTGGTCTGTCGGATGGCTTCTAGCAGTCGCTCGTCGGAAAAGCTCAGATACTGTTCCTTCTCATTGATGAACAGCAGTCTGTCCGTATCGCCGCCTGCGGCAATAAATCGAGGAACGATTGTATCGTCTGCGTCGTCCTCTGTGGACTGGTAAATGACATTGACCGGTTCTGCGCCCTCGCCGTCGGTAAAGGGCATTGGCTCGCCCCTTGTCAGCATTGCGGCAAGCTTCAGAATCAAAGTGCTTTTGCCGTCACCGGCGTCGCCCTGCAAGACCGTGACCTTGCCATAAGGAATATACGGATACCACAGCCATTCCACGCTCTTTACCTGAACATCGCTTGCCTTTGTAATCTCAAGCTTCATTTTTTCGTTTTCTCTCCTTTCTCAAAAATTTCGGGCATTCGATTACCAGCACCCGAAAGCTCTGCTTGCAGTCGTTCTGACACTTCCTGCAAAGCTCGTTATAGGTGATACGGTTTCTCTCATTCAGAAACAGCGCCCATTCCTGTTTCCGTTTTTTACTCATTCGTGGCACTTTCACCACCTCCCATAGTTTTCAACCCAAGCCGTAAGGCGTGGGTATGTAACCGCCGCTTTACCCGATTGTCGTTTTTGTATGCCTGCCCCCATCTAAGCGGCGTTGCCCTGCTCGTATCATCGCAAAGTCATATCCCAATCGGACGGTCATTCAGTTGTAAAAAGGTGTAGGGTAACTATGTCCCTTCACTTGTTCGGACTGGGAAAGGAAAAATTATCGGGTGTTTTGGAAACCAAAGATAAAATCCCCCTCACTCATTTGGACAAAGGGGGTCAAAATGCACACCCAAAATCTGTGCTCTGCGAGAAAAACTCCAAAAAAATTTATCCTTTCACTTGTTCCCACCGGGGGAGATGAAATGGACACCCTTTTTCTCAAAAAATTTTTACCCCTTCACTTGTTTGAAATGGGAGAGCGTTTCTGGGGGGGGTGTTTTCAAAAATATTTTTGAAAAAAATATCCTTTCACTAATTCCCACTGAGAAAGATGGAACGGCAACCCTTTTCCCAAAGAAATTTGAAGCTCGCTTGTTTGAACCGGAAAAGCAAAAAGCACCTGATTGTGTAATCAAGTGCCGAAATGACATAGTTTCGGGATGAAAATTGCCGTTTTTCTTCGCTGTAAGGGGTTGGAGAAAGCAGGGTAAGGAGTTTATAACGTCTTGCCGGTTTATCGGAAATACCGCCACTTAGGTACAAAAAAAGCACCTATTTTCTTGTGGGATAATTCCCTGAAAATAAGTGCTTTCTCTTTCTGTATTCAGTTGTAAGCGGTCATTTGCAGAAGCGTATCAGTAGCTCATCCAAATCCTCCGTCGGTTTATTCTCGGCAATCAAGGCGTTCCGCCATTCCGCCAAGGCTCGGATAATGAGCTGCAGTTCAATACTGTCCACCTTGGATTTTAATTTTCCTCATAGATATACTCCCTCATAATGACCTCCTCCGCACGGCTTCGGATGTTATTCATCAGCCCGAGCCACTTCATCATCTCGTCAGCTTTCATCTGTTCGGTCACGCCCTCGCGCTCTGCATACTGCTTAACCAGCCGGGAAAACATTTCCTCGCAGTCCTCGTCTACTCTGTGCAGATATTCATTCAGCGTCCCGCTTGTTCGCAGGCTCGTCAGCAGTACCTTATGGCATTGCTGTAAGTGACGGAACTTTGCACGACCGAAGCGTCCGAGTTCATAGTACTTTTCTTCGGGAAGTACTATGTCCGGCAGATAGTAGTCTCCGCAGAGCGTGTAGCTGATACCTGTCTTTTCATCTGTGATATGCTTTTTCAGTTCCATAAAAAATTCCTCCTGTCAGATACATTGTACCCGACAGGAGGGAGCTTTGCGAATGTGCGCCGCACACGCAGCTTATGCCATGTTATCTTACTCTTTTTCTTTTGCTGTAAACCGTTGTTCCGATTACGCCCGCTCCGCTTACAACCAGCAGAGCTACCCACAGAAGCATATTGCTGTTATCTCCGGTCTGCGGACTTGTAACACCTGTGTCAGGAATGGTCTTTGTCGGTCTTGTTGGGTCTGGCGGTGTTGTCGGGTCGGTCGGAACCACTTCTTCTTTCCATGCTGCTGTATAAGTAATGCTCTTAGTTACTGTTTCATTTACATCCGGATTCCAACCATCAAAAATGTATCCATCTCTTGTGGGAGTACCACCATCAAACACAGGAGTGACATCGTCGGCAAGAACAATGGTTGTCTGATCTTTGAAGATTTCAACATTGTCCACACCATCTGTATATGTTACAGAATAACCTTTTTCCTTGTATTCACTTGTATAGCCACAATAATCACAAACTTTTTTGACGACTCTGATATAGTAATCATCGTCTGTCTTTTCCCAATCACTAATGGTTATCGTGTAAGCATTACCCTTGTAACCATCTGTATAACTATCGTTTGCCGTGTCTATTTCATGGGCAATCATGTTCCCATTTTCCCAAACCTTAATACCATCTATGGATACAACTGTACGGCCGGAATTGCCATTTCCATACTTTGTGTTGAATTCGAAGAGCCTTGAGCATGTGATGTCCTTCTGTTCCTTAGGGTATTCTTCGTTCAAGTTATCCGGAGTAACGCCGTTCACCTTATTGTTTCCGGAAATATTGATGATATATTTGTAATCGCCCATATTGCTGTCGTTTATGTTCATGACAGCCTTATCTTTTTTTTCTTCTGGCGTGTTGCTGTTAACTACGCAATCATTATAATTAACAGTAATGTCATACTTTCCTGCACTGAAGTCTGTATAAACATTGATTGCTTTTCCGGAAACATTAAACGTACAGTGGTCAAATGTCATCGTCGGTGAGGAATAGGTCCAGATAGCATAATCCCCCTCCGGAGCATTGAAAGTAGTGTTCTTGAATTTTGCCGAAGTATAGCCCCAGTAGAAGGTCTTGCCGTTTATTACACAGTTTTCTGCAACTGTGTTATCTGCACGGATGAATCCCAGATAATCAACTGTACCGCTCTGCAGAGTCATGTTTTTAAATGTAATTGTGCCGGAACCGTCAAAGCTGTAATCGCCGTTGTATTCTGTACCGAATTTATCCGGGTCAGGTATTGTTGCCCCAATTCCCCATGCAGTTTTATCAGCACCCTGCCCTACAAAGGTGAGGTCTTTTCCCTTTGTATTTGCATTTCTGCCATAGAGTGTGTATTTTCCTTCCCCCAATACAATGGTATCACCACTTTCAGCATCATTTACTGCATCCTCCAGTGTCTCATACCCTTTTTCCCCAATCCATGCAACTTTGGTACCTTCTGCAAAAGCAACTGTGGGTAACATTCCCAAAATCATAACACTGCACAAGAGTATACTTAATAATTTACTTTTCTTTGCTTTCATAAGCAATTCCTCCTTTAGTTCTTTCCAGCTATTTGCCGGAGATTTATACCGTGTAGAAAGTTCTGCCTGCTCTCCCGCACGGCAAGGAGAGCTTCTGCCATTCGTTCCTGCGTCGGTGAACGGCGAACCGAGCATGCTTCTCCACTCAGTTAGCCCATCACCTCCTCTTTTGAACGCAAAAACGCACCGCCCTATCAGCAAAATGCCAATAGAGCAGTGCGCACATATTGCGTATATTCTCGAAAAAAGGGCAGACTATGACCGCTTGCTTGCTTGCTTGCTTGCTTGCTTGCTTGCTTGCTTGCTTGCTTGCTTG